CTTCTGCCCACCCCAGCACGGCAAGAGCCAGCAGACCACGATCCGCTACCCGGTTTGGCGGCTGGAACATAACCCAGAACTACGCGTCATCATCGGCTGCTACAACCAAACGCTCGCCAACCGTTTTAGCCGCCAAGCGCGGCGCATTGCCGAGGAACGCATCGCCCTTGACCGCGAGCGCCGTGCCGTGGAAGAGTGGCAGACCGCCGCCGGTGGCATCTTCCGCGCCGTGGGCGTTGGCGCCGGCATTACCGGCCAGGGCGGCGACCTGATTATGATCGATGATCCTGTCAAGAGCCGCGAAGAGGCCGAAAGCCAGAGCTATCGTGATCGCGTGCATGAGTGGTATACGAATGACCTCTTCACGCGCCAAGGGCCACAGGCGGCCATGATTCTGATCATGACCCGCTGGCATGAAGATGATCTGGCCGGGCGTATTCTCGCCAGCGAAGAGGGGCCGCGCTGGACAGTTGTTAATCTACCCGCCATTGCAGAAGCAGGCGACCCGCTGGGCAGAGAGCTCGGGCAGGCTCTCTGCCCAGCACGCTATGATGAGGCGGCATTAGCCGAGCGGCGCATGGTGCTTGGTTCATACGCCTTCAACGCGCTCTATCAGGGCCATCCCTCGCCACCCGGCGGCGGCATGTTCCAGCGCGAGTGGTTTGGCGTCGTCAACGCTGCACCCGTAGACGCCGCACGCTGCCGCTATTGGGACAAGGCGGGGACGGAGGGCGGCGGCGACTATTCGGCTGGCGTCAAGATTGCCCGCGACAATGACGGGCAGTTCTACATTGAGGATGTGGTCCGGGGCCAATGGTCTTCGCTTGCACGCGAGCGCATCATGCGCCAGACGGCAGAGATGGACGGCGGCAATGTGAGCATCGGCATTGAGCAGGAGCCGGGCAGCGGCGGGCTGGAGAGCGCCCAGAGCAGCCTCCGCAACCTGGCGGGCTTTCCTGTCGTAGCCGAAAAGGTGACGGGGGAGAAGCAGGTGCGCGCCATGCCCTTCGCCGCCCAATGTGAGGCGCGCAACGTCAAGCTATGCCGAGGGGCTTGGAATAGCGCCTATTTGGATGAGCTATGTTCGTTTCCGTATGGAGCGCATGATGATCAGGTGGACGCGTCAAGCGGGGCATTTGCCAAGCTGGCGACGACCGGCAGCCTATTGTTGTTTGGCGGTGGCGAGTGAAGAAGAGCAAGCCTGCGCCGCCGCAAGAGGGCTGGCGTGATCTGCGGGACGAGCAGGGCAAACTGTGCGCCCGTCTTGACACGAAACGGCTTGTGCTTGAGATTCAGCGCAGCGACCGCAAACAGATAGCACGCTTTGACCTGCGGGTGTATGTGGTGGAGTTGCGGGTTATTGAAAACAAGAAGGATATAGAGTAAGATATAGATAACCGCCCCAAGTGGTCGCGTAGCAATACGCTTATCGGGGGAGCCATTTGGGGCGCGGGATAATTCAATAAAACAGAGGCGCAAAGACGCCCTACCAGCCAGCAATGGCGGTAGGGCGTCTTTTATTTACAGGCCGGGAGCCTTCTGGGCGAGCATGAACCGCTTCACCCTCTTTGACGGGGCCAGCATCAAATCCAAAGACCTATCCACCTGGACGGCTGACGACTGGTATACCGTCTTTGGCAGCTATTTCGGCCATGATGATGTTTCGCCGCGTAACCTCTACAGCCTGGTCGGTTGGTTATACGCCTGCGTCAACCTACGCGCCGACCGCGTATCCTCGATGCCGTGGGCGATCTTCCGCGGCAACGATAAAATCCTCAGCGATAGCGACGATCTGACCGCTTATCCTTTCCTCGACAACTTTACCGACCTCTTGGAGCTGACCGAGGGCGCATTGTGCCTGTGCGGCTATGCCTACTGGTTCAAGGCGCGCAATTTACGCAATCAGCCGTTGGGGCTGCGCTGGTTTGCGCCTGACACGATCCAAGTCCTTTACGACCGCACACAGGGTATTGCCGGCTTTAGGCGTCTACTTGACCCGACGCGTAGTGTGGCCGTGGGCATTGATTTCACGCCGGATGACATCGTCTATTTCAAGCTGCCCAACGCCCTGTCGGAGCTGGAACCTGGCACGCCGCCGGCCAAGGCCGCCATGGCGGATAGCGCCGTTCTGCACCACATGGCCGATTTCAAAGCCGCTTTTTTTGCGCGCGGGGCAATCAAGGCCACGGTGCTGACGATTGACGGCAACCCGGCGGACGCCGAGATTAAGAAATTAGAAGCCTGGTGGAAGCGCTTCTTTAGCGGCGTGCGTTCGGCCTGGCAGACGGCGGCGGTGCGCGCTGGGGTGACGCCGGTGGTGGTGGGTGAGGGCCTGGAGTCGCTCAGCAACAGCGAATTGACCAACGAGAGCCGCGAGGCCATCGGCACGGCGCTGATGGTGCCGGCCTCGATCCTTGCCGCCAACGCCGCCAACTACGCCACGGCGCAACAGGATGAAGTGAACTTCCTCAACAACGCCATCATCCCTGAGTGCCGCCTGATTGAGCGCAGCTTAAATCGCCAGTTGTTTGCGCCCACGGGCCTGCGCTTGCACTTTGAGCCGGAACGCCTCAGCGCCATGCAAGAGGATGAGAACGAGCGCGCCAAGAGCTACGCCATGTATGTCGGCAGCAGCATGAAGCCGAGCGTCGCCGCGCAGATCGTCGGGCTGAATCTACCCGACGGCGTGACGTATGAGAGCCTTGACGCCGATTTGGCGGCAGACCAAGCCGCCCAACAAGCGGCCCAGCAGGCCGCCAGCGAGGCGACATTGGCGCGTCTGCCCAGACCGGCCCTGATGCCGTCGATAGCGCCGCCGGCTGACACAGGGAAGAGTGCTGAAATCGTCAAGCTCAAACGTTGGGCGAAGGGCAAGAAAAGCCCGGATGTTGACCTGTTTCATAGCCACCTGCTTGACCGCGCCGAAAAGCTGATTGCCCTAGGGATGGAGGACGCGGGCGCGGCAGATGCGCCCTTTCCGGGAACCCCCTGGGTGCCTTATCCCTGATGAGATTACACCCGATGCCTATAAGGCGATGGTGCTGCAATTGCAGCCCGATGACGGCGAGGATAGCGATGCCGAGCAACAAATACGCATGGAAATCGAACGGCAATTCGCCGCCGAGCTGGAGCAGAGCTTGCGCGATCAGATGAACGACCTCATTCACCCGACCGCCACCGATGCAGAGGTGCGGGCCGCGCCGGGGAACGTGGCAGCTACCAGCGAGCAAGTGCGCACCGTCTTACGCCGCCATTTACAGCAGGGGGCCGAGCTGGGCGTATCGGTGGCCTTTGACCAAATGAACACGATTGGCATGGCCTTTGACTGGACGTTGGCCCATACGGCAGCGGCGCAATTTGCCCGCCAATACAGCTATCAATTGATTCAGGGCATGAACGCCACCACCCAGGCGCAATTGCAGATCGCCGTTGATGAATGGTTCAAAGACCAGACCAGCCTGGGCGCACTCAGGCAACAGTTGGCGCCCACCTTTGGCGGACGGCGGGCGCAGTTGATCGCCCAAACCGAAACGACGCGGGCGGCCTATCAGGGGTCTGTGGCGGGCTATGAGCAGAGCGGGGTGGTGAGTGAGGTGGAATGGGTCGCCGTGAACGACGAGCGCGTATGCAAAATCTGCGGTGACGAGCCGGATGGTTTGAACGGCAAGCGTGCGCCATTGGGCGGCAGCTTCCAGGGTGGCTACATGCCGCCGGCGCATCCGGGCTGTAGATGCTTTGTGCGGCCTGTGATCGCATAGGGAACCGATATCAATAATGATCAAGTGGCTAATCCAGTACATCAAATGTTGGTTTGACTATCACGACTATGAATATTTGCCGTCGCCGCCGGGCATTTATGACGGCCTTCTTGGCGCACATATTTGCCGCTGTTGCAGGCGCAGCCACCCAGGATTTCCACCACGGAGCGACCGCGCATGAGCATCACCATCACCGGCCTAGAACAACTGTTTCGCAAGCTCGACAACGCAGTTGCCATCCAAACGCTGACGCCGCCGATGCAGCGCGGTGTGCTGCGGCTTGTCGCCTTTATGCAGGTCTATCCGCCTCAGCCGGCGAGCAGCAAGTATGTGCGTACCGGCACAGAGGGGCGGCGCTGGATAACGCGTGTGACGGGTTCCGGCAGCGGCCTGGTGGGGCGCGTGGGCAACAACGTGCCGTATGCGCCGTGGGTGCAATCAAGCCTATTCCAGACGCGCGGCCATGCGGCGACCGGCTGGCATACCGACCGACAGGCAGTTGAGCAGAACGCCGAGGTAATTTTGGCCGACTTTCAGGCGGCGGTTGACCGTGCGCTGGCAGGATGAGGGGGAGATATGGAAGCAACGATGAAGGCGATTAGCCTAGACGACCGCGCTGATTTGGTTGAGGATGCCGTGGAGCAACTGCTTGGCATCCCTGACCCCGATGACATGATGCCCATGGGTATGAGCATGGAAGAGCCTGAGAGTGACAACGACATCGACGACGCCGACCGGGATCGCTGTGTCGAGGTCTATGACGACACGGTCATCATCTGCACCGGTGGCGCTTACTGGCAAGCGGCCTACACGCTTGACATGGCGACGGGCGCGGTCACGATTGCGCCGCAAGCGGACTGGACGCAGGTCGAGAACGTGTGGACGCCGACGACCCCCGCCGCGGCCCCTACGGACGGCACAGGCCAGGCCGCTACAGCCAGCATCAGCCGCCCGCGCAACGGCCTGGTGCGTGTCAAGGCAGTAACGCCTTCAACGGCCACCGTGGCCGGCTATGGCGTGCTCTTTGGCGGTCAGGATTTGGAGGGCGAGACTTTTACGCCCGACACCGATTACATGCTGGATTTGGCCCCGACCAAACTGGTGTTCTATGACCATACGCTGGGCGAACTGAAGCACGTCATCGGCAAAACCGTCAGCGTAGAACCTGACGAGTTTGGGCTGTGGGTCGAGGCCGAACTTGACCGCCACAAAGCCTATGTCGATTACGTGCTGCAGCTCGTCGAGAAAGGCGCGCTGGGCTGGTCATCGGGCAGCGTGGGCCATCTGACGCGGCGCGCCGGCAAATCTATAACCCAGTGGCCGATCATCGAAATGAGCCTGACGCCGACACCTGCCGAGCCGCGAACGCTTGGCGTTGAAATCATTAAGTCTATGTTCGCGCCCGCCGCAAGCCCTACTGGCGCAGCGGGCGGCGGATATACCGTGTCCAATCCTGCATTGGCGTCGTTTTTGCCGGAGGCGGCCCGTAGCCCAGACGTGGGCACGACCGCGGTGCGAAGCGAGCAAGCGGGCGAGGGTACGCCGCCAATAGCATCTACAGAAGGAGAGAACGAAATGCCAACCAATGAAGAAGTAACCGCCCTGGTGGAAACCGCTGTGGGCAAAGCCTTTGCGCCGGTGCAGGCGTGGATTGACCAGCAGCCGGTCAAATCGGCTGACATCCAGTTGCCGATGATGAATACCAAAACGGCGCTGGGCGACGACGAAATCAAAGCCCACATGCACTATATCCGCACCAACGACGCCGGCGGCATCCAGCATCTGAAGGCGTCCAACAATAACCCGATGACCGAAGGCACGCCCGCCAACGGCGGCTATGCCGTGCCGACGACCATGTACAACCAAATCATCGCCAAGCTGCGTGAGGATGCGCTCTATCCCAAGCTGGGCGTGAGGCAAATCCCCGGCAAGGGTCTAACCGTCAACGTGCCGACGGAAGGCGCGAAGGATGGCGCTTTTGTGGCGACGGGTGAAGGGGCGACGACCGACCGTGATGCGCCGGTGATGACCCAGGCGCCGATGACCTTG